CTTTCGCGCCCTCACTGGGAGGTTTGTTGTCCTCTCCGTTCACACAACCAAACTGAGGCTGTATGAGACTGCGTACTGAAGGAGTATTGGCGAACTGGCATAGTGCCTACGTGTCGGATTGTTTCAACCAATCATGTTCCGCGCTAAACGCGTGGACCGTGGAGGTGAACAACACCAGCATGAGGCCTTACGTCGGTAAAACCAAGACCTTCTCGGACACAGTTTCACCGGGGTGGTTCTGGAGGCGCGCTAAGGGTGAAGTTTTCTTTAACCCTATGCAAATGACCGAGTTAGAAATTACTTTCTCGGGCAGTGGCGGGCGCGCGAACCAGATATCACAGCTCAACTGTAGTGGGACTCTGTACAACGTCGAAAGACGCTGGTCAGATTCTCATTACTTCTGGGCACTTACCGGCGGCGGGAATTATGGTCTTCGGGCGGATGGCACGTTAAACATGCCTACCGACTCTTTGACCTCCGCTGATCAAGCTGAAGCTATACTCGAAGCCGCGACCAAAGCACGAGCGGGCGTAAAGTCCGGGAATGCCGGGGGTTGGGAAACCCTCGCGCAAACAAGGAAAACGCTCGACTTGCTCAGGAACCCATTCTCGTCCTTGACAAAGATGACGAACTCTTTAATGAGTAAATCGTCTCGATCGAAGGGATCAAGAGGTGGCCCTGGGGCGCTTGGAGGCGGTGTTCTGCAAATCCCAGCAGACGAGTGGCTTAAATATCGCTACGGGGTACTTCCCCTCATAAACGATGTTCAGGCCGTGTTGAACGAACTCGGGCGTACGTACAAGCGTCAGCGCCATTCGTCACGCGCAAGCGTGACTTTGGAGAGCAACGCGAGCCGTACGTTTTCTACCACTACTACAGGTTGGGGTGGTACTCACCAAGAGACTCGGACTTCAGTTACTGTCGTTCGAGCCGTATCACTTGATGAGTATGTGTCGTCTATGGCGATTGAGTTAGGTTTGGACCTTTCTCAGTTACCTAAAACGGCATGGGAACTTGTTCCCTTCTCCTTCGTGGCAGATTGGTTCGTGAATGTTGGGGATTTCCTCAACGCCATGACTCCGAGGCTAAATGTGAACCATTTGGGTGGGTGTGTCACGATCGATGACTTAACGACCACTTCGGTCACGTCGTCGGCGTGGACACCTCCAGTTGGACACACTATAGCAGCATCTCCTTCTGGGACCTATGTAGAGATACGTAGGACTAAGAGAAGAGATGTGCCCCTTCCAGGGGCTGCGTTACAAGTTAAAGCAGACTTTCGCTTTGACAGACTAACGCGCGTCGGTGACGCTGCCGCCCTGATTGGGAAGCAGCTGAACCGCCTTTCTGTACGTTAACTCTAACCAGCAGTCGACAAAGGAGCAATTCCATGTCTTCTCGAAAAGAGCACGCGAAGTATATGTTCCTGTCAGACCTCGGCCTGATTCCTTGGGCCGTGATCGAAAACTCGAATGTTTCCATCGAGTCCAGTTCTGCAACTATGCAGGACAAGCAGGTCATTGTCCGAGTAACTCTCGTCTTGAAGCCATCGGAGGATGCTCCTCTTGGTTGGCCGCTGACAGAGACAACTGAAAGAAAGGAGTAAACCATGTTTAAATCGATGACGATGGAGCAAAAGCTGGACCTCATTTGCGCCCTTCTGGAAACCCTAAACAAACAGCCTCCTGTGAGCGACTCTTGTCGCCACAAGATGGCTGAAGCGTTTGGGCTATCCTACGAGGACGGGATGAGAGCCGGCATGAGCCACACAATCGCGATTGAACATGCGCGTGCAGTTGGACTCTTGAATTTCAAGAGTAAAACTGCCAAGTGCCGTAAACCTGCTAGGAATTTCTCTTAGCAGTAACTCGTGCGCCAACTAATTCTAGCCGAATTGCGGGGATGTCATCCATTAAGGACACACCTCGTTCTCATGTCTTACGACATGATCAGCGGTGCCCCCCTGGAAAAGGGGTAATCCCGCATATCGGATAGGGGCAGCTCATTTCGAGCTGAGGGCGTACAACTCTTAGGGAGTATCACCCGATGTCGTTGACGTTCAACACCAAGACCTATTCCGCTAACCAGTACGGAAGTGATTCCGTTGGCTATAACGGGCCTGGGCATACCGTAACAGCGAAAGATTTTCTCTTGCTGAAGCGGACTGCTCCGAAACCGACGGCCGTGTTTAGCGGTGTTGGTCGTACGACTGCCAAGCTTTCTCGGACACTTGCCTTGACCGGCGCGTTGACCCCGAAAGGGGACATCATCGTCGAAATCTCGGTGAGTGCACCCGTGGGTGTAGCAGACGCCGACGTCGACGCAGCGCTGAACGATACTGGAGCACTCCTTAGCGGAGCTGACTTCAAGACCCATGTCAAGCAGCAGAAGATCAGCTATTAGCCTTGGCCTCACGGCCGGGCTGAAAATCGGACGCATCGAGATGTTAATTCTCGGTGTATTCGTGCTGACATTCCTATTGATTGACACGGGTGACACCTTCCTTAACTGGTTGGCGTCTATCGTGAAACTAGCCATCATCTTTTTAGGGATGAACTAGTAACAACTCTGGAGATCTTTGTGAGATCCAAAAAGTTGTCAGAGCTTCGTCGTTTTGACAACAACCTCCGGGTCAGCTCGTGGAATATTTACACTAGCTTCCTGGATAAGTTGTTGAGGTCCTGCGATATGGAACCTGCCAGTCAGCTGCATAAGAAGTTACGTGCAAAAGACTGGAAGGGACTTGTCGCCTGTGCTGATTCTTTGGTTGAACAGAAGTATTCAACGGCGGCGGAGCATTTCGCCGCAAATCAGCTCGCATCTCTCATAAGGAAGTACCCGTTTCCCTCTAACGTCGTTGTTTTCGACAAGAGGGAGCAGGCTATTCGGAAGTTTAAACAAGCGGAGCACCTTTGCAAAAGGGTGAACGCTCGCTTCCGTGCGTTTCAAAAGCGCAATCCTTACTCAGAGCCGCTCGAGAGAGCCGCCCGATGGGTTCGATATGTCCTTGGTCCTTTACCGGACCTTCAGAGCATATATAACCTGAGTGGATGGGGACCAGGTGCTTCTGTCGGCGTCCACGGGAATGCTACCAATATGGCCCGGAAACTTTTAGGCCAAACTTGGTCCGTGTCGCCTGGCGCCTTTCACTTAGCGAGATCAGCAATGGTCGGTGACTTCCACATCTTCGAACTCCTTAACAGAGTCGAGGAAAAAGGAGGCCTCATCGCGTTTGACCATGAGCTCTTTTACAAGAAGTTCATGGAAAGATGCCGCTTCGTGCATCACAACAAAATAACGTTCGTGCCCAAGACTGCAAGGATCGAAAGGACCATTGCAGTCGAGCCGTTGCTCAACGGGTTCATACAGAAAGGTATAGACGAGCTTATGCGTAAAAAGCTAAAGCGCGT